ACATACCTTTGTAAACTAACATATCACCTGGTTTTAATACTACCTTAGTACCTTTATTATCTGTTTCAGCAGGGAAACCATCGTCAGGTATTCCAACATTTTTTTTATGTTCTAAATAAATGGGCCATTCATCACCACCAAGATTCATTGTTGTAGAAATCTCACAGCTAAATCTATCTTTGTGTCTTTTTAAAACATCACCCATTTTATAGATACGAGCATATGAATAAGTAGGATTTAATTTTATACCAGTAAGTTTTTCCATTTTAGGTTGGACTTGAAGTAATAAAGTTTCCATTGCTATATCAGCATAATGTGAATATGTGTTAGGAATTTGTTTATCTCTCCAAGTGCCATAGTCATCATTATAAGGATTGTTATATCTAAATTTATTAAGGGTGTCTGCTACTTGTCTTTTTACTAAAAAGTAATTGTAAACAAAATTAGCAATTTTAGGATCAATTGCTTCTTTTATAACTAAAAAATGATTTTTTTTAAATTTTGCTTTACTCATTATTTTACCATTCCTGTAATAGTATTTCTTACTGCTTGTAAGTTAAAGTGTATAAATCTAAAATCATCTACACCATTATCAACAGAAAATTCATGTGGTACATAAGCAGGAAAGAATACTAACATACCAGGTTTAGGTCTATAATGTATTTGATCTGACATTGATGATACTTTAGTTCCATCTTTTTGAGGCAACTTTGTCATCATTGCTCCAGCTCTTGGATCATGCATCACAGGAAAAGAAGTCTTATCTGAACACTTTAAAAAGTAAAAACCTGATATGTGATTATCCCAATGAACGTGTGTACTATGATGACCACCACCATTTTTAGAAAACTCTTGTACCCAAAATTCTGTAAAGAACATGGAATACTGTTTCATATCATAACCCCATTCATCTAATAAATTATGTGAGGTTGCACCTACATATTGTTCTAATTCTTTTAATCCAGGATCGCCATTTATAGGTGTTGAGTGATAACTTAATCCGTGGTCTTTTACTTTTAGATAATCTTTATTACCTAAAATCTTTTTTCTTTCTTTTAGTTTAGGTGCTTCTCTTTTATATGCTATATCTATAAACTTATCTGTTGCTTTGATTGCTGGTTTTAACCATTCTGTTTTCATTATAGAATATACAGGTGTGGAAAAATACCAATCTGTTTGCATAATCTCTTTTTTCATTTTTTATCCTATCACTTATATATACATTATCTAAAAGGGTACCCTAAATTCCACATTACTAATGAGTATCTTGTTCCTTTAGTTACTGGTGCCACTCTATGCCATACAAAACTTGGAAATACTATGATTGATCCTCTTGGTCTAATCTCTGTACAAGCTTTTATTGGTCTTTTTTTATTTCTTTCAAAGTCATGGTCATTTCTAAAATCAAATTCTAAATTACCACCTTCATATTCAGTTGGGTCATTTAGTGAAACAGTCACAGATAGCTTTCTTACCTTACCATGATCTGGTGGTAAAATACCTTGTTCGTTTCTTTGTTTTGATCTATCATATGGTTGTGTCCAACTATCACAATGCCATCCGTAATATTGACCTACGCCATACTTTGTAAACTGACAAGACTCTGACCAGTCCCAATCAAAGTTCCAACCAGCATTTCTATTTGCTTCGTGTATGTAAGGGTGTATTTCTTTATAAATCCATCTATCGCTTAACCAAACAATATCAGATTTTCTTTTCTTTTGTATGTTATTGATTACTGATTTTTTTAGACTACCATCAGCTTTTCTACCTGATCCGTCTTCTCTTTCAGCGCCACCTGTGATGGCCATTTCTGTATTATGAGCTGTACCGTATTTAATTATGTCATCACATAATTTAGGAGGTAATGCTGATTTAAAATAATAATAATAGTTTTTCAAATTCATATTTTAATTCCTTTTCACAATAATATATATAACAGTTTTAAAACTACTGAAATTTGTATCTTATAATAACAACACCTTTACCACCTGCACCACCTGTTCCTCCTTGGGACATACCACCTCCACCTCCACCAGTGTTAGCTCCTCCTGAAGTTGCTGAAATACTTGGAGCTGATGGACCATTAGGAGAATTATTTCCTGCGCCACCGCCTCCTGCTCCGCCTGTACCTGGAGTTCCTCCTTGATAAGTAGCACCTCCGCCACCACCAGCAAAATATCTTGTATCAGATACTGGACCAGTAGTTCCATTTGAACCCGCAAAACCAGTTGCTAAAACAAAAGAACCTATACCACCAGAACCACCTACAGTTGGAGATTGGTCAACAGGAGAGTTTCCTGCACCTCCAGCACCACCGCCTCCACCTTGACCATAATTTGGAGCGTGATTACAAGTTGCTACGTCTCCTCCAGCTTGACCTTGAGGAGGACTAACAGGAGGAGTATTACCATTGCCTCCTGGATTTGGTCCACCAGGGGCTCTACCAGCTCCACCGCCTGAACCTCCAGCTTGACCTTGTCTTAAAGGAGCTGGAGAAATAGGACTTGCTCCACCACCTCCGCCACCTGCTGATGTGATTGTACTAAATACTGAATTTGAACCATTTCCTCCGGCACCACATTGTGCACCACCACCCCCACCAGCACCTACTGTAACTGGATATGTTTGTGCTGACAATGTTAAAGCTGTTGGAGTTGCTAAAGGTGAGGTTAAAGGGCTAGGCATACAAGTTGAATTAGAAACTCTAAATCCTCCAGCACCACCGCCACCACCACCAGCAGTATCTCCTCCCAATGGACCACCACCTGCACCGCCACCAGCGACAACAAAATAATCTACTGTAGCTCCGCCACCAGCAGTGTTACCTACTGAGGCAACTACAAAGTTACTGTCACCTGTAAATGTATGAATTTTAAAATTACCTGTGGTTGTTACAGTACCACCTGTAGCACCAATAAATGTTCCTGCTTGTAAATCTGCTACATTTGATTCGTTTTTATATAACCAACCTTTTGTTGCGTCAATATATACTAATTCAATTGAAGCACGATTAGTACCAATGAGAGAATCGTTTGCGACACCTTGTATATTGTGTCCGTTTCTTTGAATAGTTAATTTGTTTGTACCAAAATTACCTGCGTAATCTTTAATCGCTATAGTGTCACCAGCAGTTCCACCAGCAGGTAATTTAACGATACCTGCGGCACTTGTGTTGTTAAGAAAGTAACCTCTTCCAGCGACCATTGTAGTGACTGTACTACCGTCTGATACAACGACTGATTGCCAAGATAATGCTGCGATAGTCGCAGATGCACCTAGTGCGATTGATGTACCATTAATAGTTACAGTTGAATTTGCTAGTTTTGCGTTAGCGATACTACCCGCTAATTGAGTTCCTGTAATTGTTCCTGGTGCTATATCAGCAGCCGCTACTGCACAATCTACTAATGCTTTTGATCCTATTTTGTCTATTGCCATGTTAATTCTCTTTTATACTATTTATAATGTTTACCTATTGAAATTTATATCTTATTATAACTATTCCTTTACCACCAGCGCCTGATGCACCAGCAGTAGGTGATCCTCCAGGACCAGTAACTTGACCACTAGCACCTCCACCCCCACCTGTGTTTGCTGTACCAGCAGTACCAACAGGTCCATTTCCACTACTTCCTCCTGGTCCTCCACCAGCAGTTGCAGGGCCCACATTTGGAACATTACCTCCACCGCCTCCACCCCCAGCTCTTGCTGTTGGTGTTCCATTAATTGAACTTGTAGCTCCAGCACCTCCGGCTCCACCAGTTGGAGCACTAGCAGATCCACCTGCTCCTGTGGCTCCACCTCCTCCTCCACCTGCATAGACAGGATTAGAAGCGTATCCAGTATTTCCATTATTTCCTTGAGGAGGACTTACTGGAGGAGTATTTCCTGTTCCAACAGTTGGTTCATCACCATAACCTCCACCACCAGATCCACCATCTATTCCACCAGGACCACTATCACCAGAATCTGATCTACCTTTACCACCACCAGCAGATGTAATAGTTGAAAATATAGAATTTGAACCAGGAGCTCTACTAGCTCTTGCTGGATAACTAGGAGCATTGGCTCCTCCAGCTCCAACTGTAACTGGATATGTTTGAGCTGAAACTGATAAACCTGTTGGTGTTGCTGTAGGACTTGCAGTGTATGGGCCTGATACTGGAGTTGAATGTGATTCTCTATAACCACCAGCACCTCCACCACCACCAGCCCAACTTCCACCTCCACCACCACCAGCGATTACCAAATAATCTACGACAGCAACTGGACCTACACCAGCACTTACCACAAAGTTTCCATCACCTGTAAATGTATGAATTTTAAAATCACCTGTAGTAGCAACTGTACCACCTGTGGCAGCGACAAAAATATTTTTTTCTAAATCAGTCACATTATGTTCATCTGTGTATAACCAACCTTTTGTAGCGTCAACATATATTAATACTAAACTAGCTCTATTAGTTCCTATTAGTGAATCATTAGCCACACCTTGAATTTTATGACTGTTTCTTAAAATAGTTAATTTATTTGTGGCAAAAGTACCTGCGTAATCTTTTATTACTACAAGATCACCAATTGATGCAGACGCTGGTAATGTCATTGAAACAGCGCCACCTGTAGTATTTACAAAGTAACCTCTACCAGCAACCATAGTTGTATTTGATGTTATGACTGATTGCCAATCTATAAATTGATTATTTAATGTGCCACTAGCACCTAAAGCAATAGATGTACCTGATGCTGTAATAGTTGAGTTAGATAATTTTGCGTTTGTAACTGCATCATCAGCAAGTTTAACACTTGTGACTGTACCAGGCGCAAAGTCTACCGCTGCGACTGAGTTATCTTCTATACCTTTTGATCCTACTTTGTTTATTGCCATGTTACTATTTATTCATCGCTATCGGTTGTTGTATTATACTTTTTAC